CGATAAAGCCGGCCGCCCCTTGTAGTCCTTGCTGCCACGCCTGATTCGATGCATAGGTCGAGTTTTGGCGAGCGCTACTCGCGTTCATAAGGTTATTGCCGACATTCCCCGCCAGCGTCATGCCCGCATTGCCCATATTCGATGCCGCTGTCTGCGCACCACCGAAGAGGCCCGCGAGGCGATTCATTTGATCGTTGTACGTTTGATCCGCGAGCCCCTGGCCCTGACGTTGCAAGGCTTTCATTATACTGCCGCTATACAGGCCGCCACGCGCCGCAGCACTCGCCTCAATTTGCTTCCGGCCCTGATCCATCATGAACTGATAACCGGGCGTGCTGCGCAGCCATGCGGTCGCATCGACACCCGCCCCCGTCGAGTTTGGCGAGGCCGTTTGCGCGGGCATGCGCGATGCGATCTCGTTTTGAATCCAATCGCGATCGGAGCCAGACCAGTAACCTGTGTGCCATTGCTGCTGGTGATTATTCGCGACCGAATCCCACGCGTTGTGATAATTCGGATCGTTTTCGTACATGTCCGCATTCGCGATCGGCACGCCTTGCGCGTTCACCGAGACGTAGTTCGGCGTAGCGCCCGCGCTGCCGTGGGTGGGCAGCCCCAACATGCTCGCGTAAAGCGCCTGCGCATCGATGCCCGTCTGATAAAACGGCTCTTGCCGGCGCACTTGATCCTGGTACATTCGCCATTGCAGGTCGTTCGACTGCTGCGCCGACTTCGTCGCATCTTTTCCCGCATTACTGGCCGCGCGACTTCCCATATACGCAGAACCAAGCTGCGCAATCGCGCCAATCCAATCTGTCCACGCCATCCTTGGCTCTCCTTACGGTGGAATACTGCCTGCGCCTGGAAGCCCTGCTCCCACGGCAACCTCTCTCACGACATCGATCCGCGCGTCCGCTGCGTCGGCTTTCGATGAGGCTTGCGCTGCGGCGGTCTGCGCTTGCGAGACCTCTGCCTGTACGTTTCCGACGCTCTCGACGAGCTGAGGGACGGTCATGCCCTGAATTTCGCCGAGACGGCGCATGATTTCTTGCAACAGACGAAGCGCCTTCGGCGTTAATCGCTGGCCGGATGTCCATTCGTCTTGCGCTTGCCAACCCCAATCCACCGCCTTACGCGGGGCCGTTCGGCGTGCCCAATTCGCATTGACCACCGCCGCGACACCGCCGCCGACGGCTTTGTAGTTATCGGTCGCCATCAGTTCGGCAACCAAAACGGGAACGTGCCCACGGTGTGCGTGTTTTGCGCTGCATACACGCGCGGGACGATTTTCGACACCAAACAACCGCGATCCGCGTGCGTGGTCAGATTGATCGCGGCACCGCCTGACGTTGTCGCCACCTGAAAATCATCGATCCCTGCGCTCACAACGAAATACTTGGTCCCAGCGACCAATGGCGCAGGCGGCGGATCGACAAAGAACACCACGCGATCTCCATTCGCATATCCATGCGCGGGAACGCGGACCGTATTCGCAACAAGGTCCGTCGAAAACTCTGTCGGGTCTCCGGCCGTGGGCGCGATAAACCGACATACGCCGCCCGCCCAAGCGCTCGCCCACTCAATCGACGACGCGGGGACATCAAAAGTCACCCCCGCCGTCAATTGGCGAGGTTCTCCGGAGGAAGATGCCAAATAACTGCACGCCTTCGGCGCATAGGCCGGCGTGCCGCCCGTCAACTCATTCGCGCCTGTCGTTCCGGGATACCCGGTGTGAAGTTTGAGCGTGTCCGGGCTCACCGCGTTCAGCATGTCGCGCTTTTGGTTCGGCGTGTAACTCATGCGCTCAGTGGTCTCGCGTCCAAGTTCAATCCAAACAGCCCAACCTTCACCGGGTCGGAGCCTTCCAAGGCGTACACACGGCGCCGTGCCGTGCCTAATCGCGTCGTAAACGACTGCGCCTGACGTTCGCCGATCTTGCCGAGCGTCAGCGTGCGAAATCCCGGCCATGTCGCGCCGCCGTCATCCGACCAGCGCAGAATCGCTTTCGGGTCTGAGCCGTAAACGTCACCGTCTAGCCCAACGCCCATCTCTGAGATCAGTGTCACGCGATCATGTCGAATGCGACGGTTCTCGTTCTCGACCGTCTGCCCGGACCAACGCCAGAAAATGGGCTCGCCGTCGTTCGTGTAAACGCTATCGCTGAGCTTGTAGAGCTTCCCGCTTTCGCGGTCCCCGATGATGCGATCCGAGCCGATCCGCATGAAACAACGCGCCCGATGTTGTTCGAGCGCTCCCGTGTCGGGGTTGCGATACGCCCATTGGCACCAGCGTTGGGTCGCCAAGTCGTAGGCCCACGTCGCACGGTTAGGAAAGCTCAGGACGTACCACGAATGCCCGCCGAGCTGAAATACGAACGCAAACGCATCCGAGCGGTCGCCGTAGCTTTTGAACACATCCTCGATTGCGAAGTCGGAGATCGCCACCGGAGCGCCTTCCGTGGCGCGGTATACGCGTCCATCGCCCTCTTCGTTCTGACCAAGCCAGATAATCCCGTTGTCGGTTTTGACAATGGAATACTTCGCCTCGATCCCGAACTCGGAAATAGACGTGCGGGTAAACGCTTGATCCGGGTCGCCGCTTGCAATGCCCCATTCAAGGGTTTTCTCGCCGCACATCACCAGCCGGCGATGATCCGCGATGACCGCAAGCGTCTTGTCCGGGTTCGCCTCGGCCGTGAAAAAGTCCAACACATCGATGACCGAATCTCCCGGCTGAGACCAGCCGACGCGACCGTCATCGGTCGGAAATACAAGATAGTTATCGACGAACGCCACGTTGGCCGTCTTCGGCGCATCCGTCACCACCGCATAATCGAGCGTGTCTTTAACGACCCGATGCCAGCCCTCCGAGTGCGCGACAACAATCTGCGTCTCGTTCTCGGCCATGCTGACCAGTCCATCGCCTGGAACCGTGCCAATCGCCGAAATCTCAGTATCACGCACGCGATAAAGCGTCGTTCCCGAGACCACCCACCCGTACCCGCCAGACGACAACTCGCCACGGATCGGCCCATTGCCGACCGTCTGCCAAAGCGTGTAGCCGGGCATCATAAAATATCCGCCCGCCTCGCTCGATCCCGCAGGCGCAGGCTCAAAAAACAAGTTGACGCGGTCGCCGCTCGATAGCGCCGAAGATCGCCCCTTACCGAATGGGGCGAGGAAATTGAGTTTCATCGGCTACGAATCCGAAGCGGACTTCCGCCATAGACTCGCCACTGCTCGGCCGATTTTGCGGAGGCCAACAGCCCGCCGAATTTCGCTTTCCATGCAGGGAGCCGTGTGTCATCCCCCATGAATGGTGCGGACTCAGCGAGCGCCGCATAAATAAAAAGCTCCGGATATCGCGCCACTGTCGTATGCGTGGCCCACGTGCCCGTTGCCATGTCCGCAGGGCGCTTGTAATAGCGACCCAACACTGTCCCACTCGCTTCCGGCCAGAATCTCAGCGTATCCCCGTCTTGCGCGCAGTAATACGTTGTTCCGCTCTGCGGCGCATTCGCTTCTAGCGTGCGCAACCGATCCAACGGCACGATGTCCAAAGGCCTCTTGCCAGAAAAGCGAATCTCTTTTAGCTCTAGGAAGTCTGCCGGCAACGTCACAGCGTTTGACGCCACCGTTAGCGACAGGTCTGCGAGCATCGTGCTCGCTCTGAGCCCCGTCACCCCGTCCTCGCTCCCCAGATAAACCCGCGTTTCACCCGCTGCGATGATAAAATCGGCCATATCCACCGACAGCGCGTCGGGAGAGTGTGCGCCATCATCGCTAAGAATCAGCTTGATAGTCCGCGTCCGAAAATCATCGTAGTTCGCGAATTGCACGAGTTAAATTCTCCCTTTCCAATACCGCCACGCCTTGACCTCTTCTGAGTTCAAGAAATCGACATCGTGTTTTGTCGATCCCATGAAATCCCGTGCGTAGTCGATCCCCCGCTTATTGCAATAATCCCGAGCAACCCACACAGGAACAGAGGCCAGCGGCATCACTTCCTGCCGGGTCGTAACATGCCCGCTCGTTTGCACGCGTTGGCAATGGGCATGTAGCTTTCTCAGCTCGCTAACGCTGACTTCGGACACAATTGCCAGCGAGTCGCTGTCCATCTCGATCAAGCGATCTGCGTAATCCATAAGAAAAGGGGCCGGGTTTCCCCGGCCCCGCCCTCATTAGTTGCCAGTGGTCGTTACGTCGCGCAAAGCGCCTAGCGGTTTTTCGTCTCGGACAATGAGCGTGACTTCCGTGCGCATCTGGAAGTTCTTTGCGTCACCCGTGGTCGCCATCTGCTCGGTCTCGATCCCGCGCAACACACCCAACGCACACTTATCGGTGTCGTAGATGTAAATGGTGTTCAACAGGCCGGCGCCCGTACCGGGCGCGCTCATAACGCGGTTCGCCACCATTTTCGTGATACCGAAATCATGCTTGTAGTAGTCGATATTCGCGATCAGCGCTGGATCGGTGGTTTTGGAGTCGACGTTGTGCGTGCGAGTCACGTTGCCGGTAAACACGGTGCTGATCTTCTGCTTGTGAGATGGAGACACCAACGCAGTCGATCCTTTGCCGCCATTCGAGAACACGCCGAGTAACACGGCCTTGAAGTTGGCCTCAGTCAGCGCCGCGAGCGTGCCCGCCGTCGGGGCGGTATTGGTGACCGGGTTCGGGGCGACACCGCCGACGCCGAGCGAGTTATTCGTGGCGATGAACCCGTACAGGCCGCGAAGCTTTCCGGCCGTTGCGCCGGTCCCCGTAACCGATGCGCCCGAAGACAGACACGCAGCCTCCATATCGCGGCGCATTTCCACCAATCGCAATCCCTTGACGCGAGCCTGCTCCGTTTTGCGACCGTATTTCTTGACCGCTTCGGTGGTGTTCGAGATGCTCCACGCTTTAGTGAAAATTTGCGTGCGGTTGTTGAGCGGAGACGGCTGACCAATCGCGGCATTCGACGCGTCCGCACCTTCAATCGCCGCATTGTTCGGGTCCGGGGTTGCGTAGCTGTCGCGATTCCATTCGTGGAATGTGTGTTCGATCTTCTGTCGCTCAAGCGAAGACACGAACGGAGAGTCGTCCGGGTTGAAGTTATAGAGGATATCTTCGACATCCTCTGCGATACGGACAACATTGCCCGTGATCAGGGTATTAGCAGCCATTTTCTAATCCTTTAGAGAAGCGCGCCAAGCGACGTGATGTCGTTGCGCTTTTTGTGGTTTTCCAAGAGCGCCGCCTTCGTGGCGGCCGCCTTACCGATAGGCACCGAGCCTTGCGGCTTCGAGACCTTTTGTAATTTTTCGACAGGCTTTAGGGTGGCCTTCTTCGCGAGCAACTCGTCGTATGCGCGCGCTTTGTGGGCCAATTCCCAAACGCCTTTATGCACGAACGCGTCGGGGTCTTGCCTCGGATCGATTCCAGCTTTGCCGAGATAACTCGTCAGCTCTTCGACCATTGCGTCGTTCCAGCCCGGCAGGGTGCTTTGCAGCGCTTGCTCAGTCTCATTTGCTTTTTGCAGATATCGGGCTTGCCGTAAACGGGCCTGTTCCGCATCAAGCGCTTGAAGCTGCTGGTAAGCGCCTCCTAGCTGATCCTTTCGCCGTTGCCAGATTTCTTTCTGGGCGATGTATTGCTTTTCGTCTTGGTATAGCAGGGACAAATCGGGCGGTTCGCCGATTTCCCCCTCGATGATTTGCGTGTAAGCCGTCAGCCTGCGCATGGCTTCGCCGAGCGCATCCTCATGCTGTTTCGCGTACTCTGCAGCCCTACCTCGCTGCTCGGAAACGACACGCTTTTCATCGGCAAGCGCCATCGTTTTTTGCGTGTAGTCAAGGTCCTTTTGTGCGCGAGCAATTACCTCGGCTTTCGTAAGCTGGATTTCCTTGCCGTCCACTTTGACGGTGAAAACCTCGCTATCGTCTTCCGTTTCTCGCTCTTCGCCCTCACCCTCGTCTTCCGCTTCGGAATCCTCGGTTTCTTCGCCCTCTTCCGACTCTTCCAGCATCTCATCGCTGTCTTCGATCATCGCGCCCAAAGCCGTCAACGAATCAACGCTTCCGGGCGGCTGTTTTTCAACGTCACCGACCATGGTTTACTTTCCTCTCTTCCAATGAAAAGCCGCCTTTCGGCGGCTTGTTGCTGCGATATGCAGCGAACGCTTACAGCGGCACTCGTTCACCGTCCGAACGGACAGCGCAAGGCTCGCCTATGTGAATTTGCGCATTGCCGAATCGGCCGTGCCATAAATCCCCAACATCATCCGGCCAATACACTGCCGTCACCGGACACGCCCACGTTTCCAACTCGCTCAATACCGCCCGAGCGCGTTCCCAATCCTTTCGAGCCGCGATTGGTCGCGCTGTAGCGTCACTGCCTTGAGCGCCCCGGTCATAAGCGTCCCCTGCAGTGCCTGCTCCAGGCGCTTGATCGCTTGGCTGATCGAGAACAGGTGCTCCCGGTCCGCTATGTTGCTTGCGTCTTGCCATTGCAGATAAACCTCGTCTTTAATTTTCTTCATCGCATCGATGTACGCGGGGCTTTCCAGCACCAATTGCGCTTGACGCCCACGCTCGATATCTTTTTCCTGACTCATGCGGCCTCCAGCATCAAAATCACCATGGCAATCGCCTCCTCTTCAGCCAGTCGGGCCGCTTCCTGCTCCCGCAACAGCTCGATACGCGCCAGTTCGGCTTGAAGCGAGACGACCTCAGCGATGTTCGCCGCCAAGTCGCTCGGCACAACATCCGCCAGCGCGGGAACCGGGATATCTGGTAACGCCTTGAAGGCAGGGCTCGGCGACTGCTCGCCAAGCGTCACAGGCCTCGTCTTGACCTTTTTCGGCTTCGTCGATCGCTCAGGCTCAAGCGCCTCGATTAAGCGATCTTTTGCAGCGCGTTCTGCATCACGCTGTGCTTCATAGATGCGATTGGCTTCGGCATGAGAAATCGATCCGCCGCCGAGCTGCTGCCCCCCGGGTTGCTCTACAGGCGGCGCTTCCTGCGCTTTACCTAATACGCCAGCGGCGAGCCATAAAACGATCATCAGCTCACCGACCTTGTGAGCATGCGCGTGAACTGCACGGTGTTGGCAACCGCAGTTGCCCCGACCATTGCCATCGAACGATGTCCGAGCCCCTGGGTATTCGCCGGCAAGTTGGCCGTCACCGTGCCCTGCGCACGAAAGTTAGCGTCGAGTCGGCGCACCATATAGCGCACGTTTGCCACGGTCGGCATGCACAAAAACGCGACTTCATAGGCGGCGGTCGCAGACGGCACCGGAAAGTTAGCGCCAAGGTCAATCGGCGTTCCGGCCGCAGCGTCTCGCACGCTGATCCGAAGTGTCGTCTGTCCGCCATTCGCACATAGAAGGATCGTGTTGTTTGTCGCCTGCGGTTGTGTCGTAAGCGTCGCCGTGCTGGCAGTCAGGCCAACACCAACCCCACCTGTCGCGCCAAGCGCCGGGAATACAACACGAGAGGCATGGAAAATCCCTTGCCGCCCCGCTGTCGCGCCCCGCATGTAGTTAAGCGCGCTTGCGCGAACATCCGACGAGCCTGAAGCGGTCGCAATCGTGATTTGCGTAGCAGCAACTTCCGTGAAGTCGTTGGTCGGCGTTGCAGTTGGCGCAATCGTCGAAGCAGTCGCCTGAATCGACGTACCGCCAACTCCCATGTTCTGCACCGCCGCGCCACTTTGCGGAAGGGTGAGCGTGGCCTTGTCGTCTACCTGGAGCACATCGAACGAGACTGAAACCTCGATCCATCGGCTTGCCGTCGAGTTGTAAATGAGCGTCGCTGACTCGCCTGGAAGTATGAACGCGCTGGCGCGTTGCAGTGAAAACCGATTCGCCGCCGTGCTTGACGCGTCGTCATGCACCAGCCAAATTAGCCCGCTCGCACTGCCGTTCTGCACGATGAGGATGTCGCCGTCAGTGCCGCCCGTAACGCCGCCGATGAACGAGTTATCGGCTGGACTGGCGAGCACCGTGGTGTATGTCGTGCGGCCTGCAATCGTCCAATCTTGTTGGTCTGCCGCAGGTGTTGCCGAGATGACCGTATTCGCAAACGATCCGCCACCGCCACCAGGGATATTGATGGTCGCGACATCACCGCTGATCGTTGCCGTCACCCCCGCGCCGGTAAAGTTGATCGAGCGAATGCGCCCTTGACTTACCGCCTCGTCAAGAATCTCGATGCGCTGACTATGCTCGACGCCCATTACGCCCACTCCTGCACGCTCAGGCGTGCGCTCGCAGCGGATGCGATGGCGTTGATCGCGCCCGTGGTGAAGTCGTATTCGCCCATGAAGTAAGCATCCCCGACCTCAAGCGTGATGCCGGAGTCGAGAACCGCCGTGCCGCCCGAGAACGCAATGGAAATTCTCTGCCCTGTCGTCGATGTGTTCTTGAGGTACGCGCCCTTGCGGTTCGCGTTCGTCGCCAGAGCCGTACCACTCGCTACGCCAATCGTCGCCGTCGTCGGAGCCGATGCCGTAGTCGCCTGTTTATTGACGTTGACCGCGCCGATGGTGTTTGTGCCGACCGGAAGTGCAGGCAACGACGCGATACTGCCGATATTCCATGTGCCAGACTGCGTTGCAGCGACCGTGCCGGAGACAGGCACTGGCGTGGCCCGCAACTGCGTGTCTGTCAGCGGGCCAGTCACGGCAACACTGCCAGTGATCGTGGTCGAAGTTAGCGAAACAGCAACCGCGCTGGCGCGTAGTTGCGTATCTTTGAGCGACCCAGTAACAGCCACGCTTCCGCTAATCCCAACGAAACCACTCACGGGCTGCGTTACGCCACTCCCATCGACAGGGATACGGCCACCAACAAGCGCCGGGATTCGAGCAAGCAGCGTTGTCCAGTTTTGCAGACCCCGCTTAACGAAGGCAAGGAGCGAAAACGTACCCGTATCAGTTGTCGCCGCCTCATCCGCAGGCAGGCCAGTAGCGAGTTCAATATTCGCTAGCGAACCGTTCCCGGCTTCTTGGCCCGTTGCCGTTGCCAATGGAACCGGGTTGCCATTCTCGTCGACGGCGACAACGCCGCCCGCATTTCTGCCAAGTCCGTTCGTAAACGTCAGTAACTTTTCAGTACCATCGCCTGTGTTGGCTTTGGCAATAATTTCGGACTCAGCCACTCAGCGGCTCCATTCCTACCGGAGCGCTCTGCCCCGTAATCATTCGCCCATCCGGGAGCGCAACGCTCACCGCCCTCGGCGTCATTTGTGCGGCAGCCATTGCCTGCGCGGCTTGCGCCATCATCATTCCCGCCTGCGCCAACGCCTCAATCGCAGAGTTTTCCGTCTCTGCCTGTTCTCGAACCGGATCGGACTCTTCAAAATCGGCCTTGCGCATGTCCATGCCTTGCCGATGCGCGACCTCGGACTCTTTTAGGTCAGCCTCACGCTCTTTCATGCCAAGTTCGGCGTATTTCAGGTCGATATCGACCGACTTGTCGTCGTTCGCCTGCTTGAGTTGCGCATTCTCTTGTTCCAAACGCTGTATTTCCTGCGCCATCCCCTGCATCTGCTCCTGAACTTGCTGCTGCATCTGCTGGAATGCTTGCGGGTTCGGTGGCATCCCCATCGGTTCAGGCGAAACGAACCGCTCCGGATTCTTAAATTCTTGCGACTCGACGAATAACCGGACCGTCTCCGCGATATGCTGCGGGCCAACAATGCCAAGCGGCATCGCCTGTAGTTGTGTCTGCATCAGCGCCATGATTCGTGCGGCCTGTTGCTCTTTCGAGCCATTCCCAAGCCCCACATTGATTTTCACGAAATAGTCGTTGCGGAAATCCGCAGGGTTGATCGGGACGAATTGACCGCCCACCTTGACCATCTCGACGACGTTTTGATGCTTAATGCACAGCTTTAGTATCTTGGCGAACAGCTTGCGCACACCCACACCAAAAAAGCGTGCGATTAGCTCTGTCCGCATATCCGCCTTGGCAGTCAGTAACTCGACGCCGCCCTTCGTCTTGTTTAGCGCGTTTTGATCGGTCCCGGCCGAATATCGGTTAAACCCGGTGCGATTCTCTGCCCAACTCCCGATGTACTCGTTTAGCTGATACGCCGCGCCAGACATGTCCGGGATAACAATCGGCGACAGTGCCTCGCTCATCGGGCCGTCGCCAGAAACAACGCCATTCGCGCGGTTATCTAATAGATCATCTACATCAATGCCGGCGCGCCGGTTAACATAAATCCGCTGATTCACCGAAAGACGCAGGTTGTCCTCGATCAACCGAACAAGATTCGTGCGGAGCCGCTGAGGTTCAATCGCATAATCGGCAGGACAGTCGCCAAAGAACGAATGCGGGCTCGGAATCGGGCAAATCCATACGAACGGATGATCATCGACCTGTTCCCAAGCGTCTGAGCCGTCTTGCATAACGGCCAGCTTGTCCTCGATCAAACAAATCCTGACCCATTCCGCGATCCCATCGCCATCGGCGTCAAGCCGAATGTAGATATGCGCACCCTGCAGTAGCTCATGCGACTCATGCGCGACCTCGCCCGTCGTCTGATTCGTCTCGCCCAACAAAAGCAGGCTCTCTACATCCGTTCGATAACTCCGAGTGCCGCCAACCCCCGACACGTCATAGCCATCTTGCTCCCACTCATACCGGCGCTTGGAAAAGACGCGGCCGACCATGGCAGGCTCGTCGTCCCAACGCGCATTGACATCGATGCGCATCTCATGCGCAGGCACGGACGAGACGCAGATTTTGCGGCGGCGACTCTCTTTATAGACCGAGAACGTCAACAGGCCGTCATCGTCGACTTCCGGGTCATCGCGTAACGCCCACCCGTCTTGCAACAACATCGCAAGCTGCTCGGGCAGCAGACCCTCATAGTCCTGTTTCGCGTCTTCGGACTCTTCTTCGGCCCACACCATCGCGAACCCGACCTTTAGCCGAAGCGAGTCCTTAAACCAGTCGTGAATGACGTTAACGCCATCGTTCCGCACGTAAAACTGGTGGTTCACATAGGCCGTGGCGAGCTTCGCCTGCGGCTCCATCCCCGGCTCGCGCGCCTCGAACGTCACCGCATCGTCTGAGCCGATAAACATCCGCATGAGCTGCGGCAATAGGCCATTGACCGTATCGGCCACATCGGTCGCCACAAAGTCAGAGCGATCCTCGATCTCAGGCGGCGCCAGCTCGCCCTCTGGAAGCGCGTTGTAATACTGCATGTTGCGGATGCGCGCTTCCGATACATCAGTTCCTGCGCCACCAATAGACGAACGCAGAGCGGTAATCGCGATCTTTTCGATCTCGTCGTCCGTGAGCTTCGCCTTTTTCATCGCCTTTCAGCGTTTTCACATACTCAATAAATGCTTGTATTTTTTCTCTATTCATTGGGTTTTGTATTGCTAAATTGTTTAAATATATATCGTTTTATGTGACTTTGTTCTTGCTAAGAAATGTCATTATTAA